ACCGAATCGGCAATCATACCTCCGTATGGACGGACTACTTCTCCTGTTGGGCCACGGCAGTTGCCAGCGGCAAAAGCGCTGAGGAGACCGAGCACGCCGCGACCACGCAGGAGGCTGACCGGCTGGACATCACCGTCCGCTGGTCCTCCGAGACCGCTGCAGTGGATTCTAAGCAGTACCGCATCCTCCTGAATGGCCGTATCTACGACATCCTAAATATCGACGATATGGGCTTCAGGAGAAACAGTCGGAAGCTCCATACCCAGCTTGTGGAGAGGTGACGCCTATGGGTTATCAGAGAGTGAGCGTCGACCAGATGGCGGACGTCATCATGGAGGAGCTGAACAAGTTCTCGGAAACCGGCATCGAAGAGGTAAAGAAGGCCGTGAAGAAAGGCGGCAAGATCGTAAAGGACGATATCAATGCCTCTGCTCCGGTCCGCACAGGAAAGTACGCCAAGTCGTGGACCTACAAGGTTACGTCAGAGGACTCCTCCAGTATCGAGGTGACGGTGTATTCGCCATCCCGGTACATGCTGGCGCACCTGCTGGAAAACGGCCATGCCAAGCGAGGCGGTGGCCGGGTCCGCGCCATCCCGCATATCGCTCCCGCGCAGGATCACGCCGAGCAGGAAATCGAGCGGGAGCTGGAACGGACGCTGAGAGGATAAGGCTATGACACATAATGAAATCGTGGCGATGCTGGAGGAAGCCGGTCTTCCACTGGCATACGACCACTTTGCTGAAGGCGAGTCTCCGGACCCGCCTTTTCTCGTATTCCTGTTCCCGTCCTCGGACAACTTCTCCGCTGACGGGAGAGTCTACCAAAAAATCGACACGCTTCATATCGAGCTGTACACGGACCTGAAGCAGCCGGAGCTGGAGGCGTCGATTGAAGCTGTGCTCGACGGGCACGACATTTTCTACAACAAAACCGAGGTCTGGATCGAAACGGAGCATCTGTACGAGGTGCTGTATTCGACCGAGGTCCTCAGAGCAGATTGATTGGAGGTAAATTGCGATGCCTAACAACAAGGTAAAGTTCAATCTCAAAAATGTGCACTACGCACTGCTCACCTACGGTGAGAACGACACACCGGTGTATGCCACGCCTGTCGCGGTTCCCGGCGCTGTCTCCCTTTCTCTGGATGCCAACGGCGAGCCGGAGAACTTCTATGCGGATGGCATGGTCTACTACGTCATCAACAACAATATGGGCTACGACGGCGATCTGGAGCTGGCCATGATTCCGGAGTCCTTCCGCACCGATGTGCTGAACGAGGCGCTGGATGACAAAGGCGTGCTGGTGGAGAGCTCCGAGTCCCAGCTGGCGGCTTTTGCGCTGCTCTTCGAGTTCGACGGCGACCAGAAGCATATCCGTCATGTGCTGTACAACTGTGCGGCCTCCCGTCCCGGCATTGAGGGCAAGACCAATGAGGAGAGCAAGGAGGTCCAGACCGAAACGCTCACCATCAAGGCTTCTCCGCTCCCGGACGGTACTGTGAAGGCCAAGACCGGCGATACTACGGATGCCGCCACCTACGAAGGTTGGTACGGTGCCGTGTACCTGCCCACCGCCAATTCCAGCAACACCAATGGGGAGGGCTAAGCGATGGCACTGACAAAAACGATCAACATTGACGGCAAGGAGGTCACCTTCAGGGCCTCCGCCGCCATTCCGCGCCTGTACCGCGTGAAATTCCATCGGGATATCTACAAAGACCTCGATGCCCTGCAGAAGGCTATGGGTGGCAGCGACGAGAACGCCTCCACGCTGGATACCTTCTCGCTGGAGCTGTTCGAGAACATCTCCTACGTGATGGCAAAGCACGCGGACCCGTCCATCCCGGACACGCCGGAGGGCTGGCTGGAGGAGTTTAACACCTTCTCGATCTATCAGGTGCTGCCTCAGATCATTGAGCTCTGGGGCCTGAATGTCCAGACGGACGTGACCACTAAAAAAAACTTCGCGCAACTGAGCGCCCAATGACGACGGCATTGTTCCTGCTCCGCTGCATACAGATCGGTCTGTCCATCCGGGATCTGGACCTTCTGACCATCGGAATGGTCAACGATCTGTATGCGGAAAGCCGGAACGATGAATGTCAGGATTCCTACCGGCAGCTCGCCAGTCAGGAGGATTTCGATGCATTTTAATGAGGAAGGAGGTGCTGCCCTATGGCAGGAGGCAGAATCAAAGGCCTGACCGTCACCATTGACGGCGATACCACAGGCCTGTCGAAAGCCCTGCAAAATGTCAATAAGGAAATCAAGAGCACGCAGCAGCAGCTGAAGGACGTGGACAAGCTGCTGAAGCTCGATCCCGGCAACACCGAGCTCCTTTCGCAGAAGCAGCGCCTGCTGGGTGATGCCATCGGTGAGACCAAGACCAAACTGGAAACCCTGAAGACCGCATCCGAGCAGGCAAACACCGCACTCGCCAACGGTGAGATTTCACAGGAACAGTTTGATGCCCTCCAGCGGGAGATCATCGAAACCACGGAGGAACTGAAACGTCTGGAGGAACAGGCTAAGCAGTCCTCCACTGCCCTTCAGGAGATTGCCGCCAAGGGCGAAAAGCTCAAGACGGTCGGTGACAACATTTCCAATGTTGGTGAGAAGTTCCTGCCTGCAACCGCCGTGGTAGCCGGTCTTGGCACCGCAGCTGTTAAGACCGCTGCCGATTTTGACACAGGCATGAGCAAGGTCGCCGCCATCTCCGGAGCCACCGGCAAGGATCTGGAAGCCCTGCGGGATAAGGCTCGTGAAATGGGCAGCAAGACTAAGTTCTCCGCTACTGAAGCCGCCGCCGCGATGGAGTACATGGCGATGGCCGGTTGGAAAACGGAGGACATGCTTGGCGGCATCGAGGGTATCATGAACCTCGCTGCTGCATCCGGCGAAGACCTCGCCACAACATCAGATATCGTCACAGATGCCCTGACCGCCTTCGGCCTCACCGCCAAGGACTCAGGGCATTTTGCTGACGTTCTGGCTGCAGCCAGCTCCAACGCCAACACGAACGTGTCCATGATGGGTGAAACCTTCAAGTACGCCGCGCCAATCGCCGGTGCCTTGGGTTTCTCCGTGGAGGATACTGCTGAGGCAATCGGCCTCATGGCAAACGCCGGTATCAAAGGCAGCCAAGCCGGTACATCCCTTCGTACCATCATGAATAACCTCGCCGGAGAAGTGAAGATCTGCGGAGCCAACCTCGGTGAGGTCACAATCCAGACCACCAACGCGGACGGCTCCATGAGGGAGCTTTCGGATATCCTTGCTGACTGCCGTGGTGCCTTCTCCCAGCTCTCCGAGTCGGAGCAGGCCGCCGCTGCCGAGGCGCTGGTGGGCAAAAACGCCATGTCCGGCTTCCTCGCTCTGATGAATGCCGGTGAAGGCGACATCAACAAGCTCTCCTCCGCCATTGAGAATTGCGATGGGCAGTCCCAGAAGATGGCTGAGACCATGCAGGACAACCTTGAGGGCCAGCTCACCATTCTGAAATCCCAGCTGCAGGAGCTCGCCATTTCCTTCGGTGAAATCCTGATGCCTGCAATCCGTGGTATCGTCAGCGCCCTGCAGAAGGTCGCGGACTGGCTCAACAGTCTGTCAGAAGGCCAGAAGAAAATGATCGTCACCATCGCGCTGGTGGTGGCTGCCATCGGTCCAGTGCTGATTGTGGTTGGCAAGGTGCTCTCTGCCATCGGCACGATTATGACTTGGGTCCCGAAGATCGCAGCAGCTATCAAAACGGTGAAAACAGCGCTGACGGCTTTGCATGCCGTGATGCTGGCTAACCCGATTGTCCTGATCATCGCTGCCATCGCCGCACTGGTCGCCGCTTTCATTTACCTGTGGAACAACTGTGAGGGCTTCCGTAATTTCTGGATCAACCTCTGGGAAAACATCAAGACCGGAGTCACCACAGCGGTGGAGGCTATCGGCAATTTCCTGAGCAGCGCTTGGGAGGCCATCAAGACGACGGCGGAAACCGTATGGAATGCCATCTCCGGATTCTTCACCGGGATCTGGACGGCGATCAGCACGACGGCAACCACAGTGTGGACCGCTGTGCGCGATGCCATTGTAGGCGTCATGACTTCCATCTGGGAAACGATCACCTCTGTATGGAATGCGATCTATGAGTTTTTCGCACCGCTGCTGGAGGCTATTCGGTATCTGTTTGAGACCATCTGGCAGGCGATTCAGATTCTGATTGGCATGGCGCTGGATTGGATCAATGAGAAGATCACTACGATCTGGAACGGTATCGTCCAGTTCCTGACGCCTATTCTGGAGGGCATCCGGAACTTCTTCCAGACCATCTGGAACGCGATCTCCAATGCCGTCTCTACGGCACTGGAGGCTATCCGCAGAACAGTGGAGCGGGTCTGGAATACGATCAGCGGATTCATTTCCGGCATCCTGAAAACGATCTCCGGCGCGATCTCCTCGGCATGGAACACCATCAAGAGCACGGTCACATCCATTATGAGTGCGATCCACTCTTCGGTGGTTTCCGTATGGAACAATATGCGCAGCGCCATCTCCGGTGTGATCAACCAGATCGTCAGCACAATCCGCAACGGCCTGAATCAGGCAGTCAGCTTTGTGAAGGGCCTGATTGGTCAGGCATATTCTTGGGGACGTGACCTCATCATGGGGATCGTCAACGGCATTCGCTCCGCCATCGGTGCGGTGGCTGACGCAGCCCGGAGCGTGGCGGATTCCATTCGATCCTTCCTGCACTTCTCTGTGCCGGATGTGGGACCGCTGACGGATTATGAAAGCTGGATGCCGGACTTCATGAAGGGCCTCGCCAAAGGTATCGAAAAGAGCAAGGGTCTTGTATCCGATGCAATGGAAGGCGTAACTGCCGGGATGAACCTCTCGCCGGTACTGGCGGCAAGCGCTCCGGCTATGGCAGAATCCGTCACCCGTGGCGGTGATGCCGGTCTGCTTCAGCGGCTTTCGGATGCCGTATCACAGCTTTCCGGCCAGAACGGAGATATCACCATTCCGGTGTACATCGGTCAGGACCGTATTGATGAAATCGTGGTAACCGCTGCCCAGAGAGCGACTTACCGGTCAGGAGGCAGATAATGTTTCAGGAACTGAAGATCAATGGAACCACTCTTCCGAGGCCGGACGGCGATCTGGAATTTTCGAGTGTAAAAGTAAAAACAGAATATGAGACGGAGGCCGGTACGACGCAGGTCTCCGTCCGCAGGGAATCAAAGCTCACCATTTCCGGCGCATGGACCCTGACCGGGAATTGGATGGAGCTTTTTCGCACTTGGGCCAGTATGGACTCTGTGACGGTATCCGCCTTTTATCCCTCCAAGGATGAGATGACGGATCACGAGTGCCAGTTCTCCATCGACAGCGAGAAGCATGTGCGGAATGCCCGTGCGCAGCTCCGCACCGGTGGCCTCTACCAGCTCAGTGTGAAGATGGAGGAATTGTAATGTATTC